CCTTTTGTTTAAAAGGATTAACCGCACTTAGTATGTCCGTTAACTTCACTATATGATATTTTTACAAAAGTAACAAATTTTTAACCTAAACCACCCATCCTCTTTTTGCTTTCGCATATTTTGAGTAGATAGCATAACGCATAGCATCCATCAAGTGGTCACGAAACTTAACAGGCTCATCCATTGTGTTGCCATCATGATCCGTTTTCCACTTATAGTTTTTAATCTCATCTAACAAATCTAAAGATTCTGATTTTATAAACAATGGAAATGATTTAACCTTATTAATTCCTGCGAACACATCTTTAGTAGCAGACTTTAAATTAAACCCTGCTTTATTTACCTCGGCTATTGTTTTGGGTTCGGCAGCATCTGCGAATATCTCATCCCTACGAGATAGCCCCATAGACTTTAAGCGGTCTATTAGGAGTGAGGTTGACATCTTGGTATCATATATCAGTTGCTCGACATAAATGTCACCATCGAAGTTCTTGCACCTTACAAGGGCAGTCTGGTTGTTATAACCAAAGTCAAGTCCGTAAAACACATCTCCACCTTCAGGGAAGTTCCTTCTTCTCCTCCAATGGCTATAAATAGTAGCTTCACTAATTGCTCTTTCCCCTAATCCGTAAACTCTCCAGTATTCGTGGTCAGCATCCTTTAATCTTTCAATCTCAGCAATAATGGTTTTATCTAAAAACGGATTATCCTTATAGGTCGTGATAGTAAAGTCGGTATCTTCTCTAGGAATGACCTTATCATAAATCCAAGAGTAATAATCGGAAGGATTATAATCAAGTACGATTTTGTCCGTAGTTCTTAGGGCTAACTGCATCCAAGATTCGTAGTTAACCTCGTTTGCCTCGTTAATGAACAGATAGTGCCTTTTACGACCTCTAATCTTCTGCGGTTGGTCGGTAGATACAAATTCTACCGTGTTGCCATTAAGGAAGTATAAGTTCTCTGATTTGTTGTGCTTCTCCTCCGAGTAAAGTTTATACTTGGATAGTATCTCAATAAAATCCCTCATAACCGATCCCTTGATACTTGGTAGGGATGAACGGCAAATTGTTAGGGTTTTACCTCTTTCTTGCAAAAGTTTAACTATAAACCAGGTAAGCACATTGTAAGTCTTTCCTGACCTCGTACCTCCTTGCATAACAGAGATTCTCTTCTTTGAGTTGTTTAGTACCTCAAAGACAACATTGGTGGTTACTTCCATAGAAATAAATTAAAAATTTTGGTTTGCTCAAGACAAAGCTAATCCTTTTCGTTTTATAGGAAAGTAGGGGATATCCACCATAAAGTGCATTATTTGACACTAATGAGTGCATAATGCGTCATAAAATGCACATTCTGATATGCTTTTGTGCTTTATAAGGCACTTTATCAATCATTCTTGAGCCGTTTATCAATCATTTACGGCTCATTATGAGCGACAATTACTTTGCTCTTGCTTGATAAACATAGCCCATAGTTGCTAAAGCCTTGTAAAGTGTTCCTGTGGTTATTCTACCTTGAGCATCTCTTTTTTCCATATCCATAACACCTTGTTTTGTGATGCCAAGTTTTTCGCCAAGTTCTTCCATACTCCAATTCTTTTCAAGCCTAGTTTGTTTAATTAATCCTATTGGACTTGTCTTTTCTTCCGTTAATCCATACTTCCACATTAAATCCTTATCTAATGCTTCAACAAATCTTTCTATTTCATCATTATAGAAAAACCATTCCCCATTAGATGAAAGATGATTAAAGGCATCGTGAAAATTCTTTTCATCAACTCTATCCCCTTTAATTAATGCTAATACCTCTAGCTTAACAGGACTAGCAACTTGCAACTCTTGAAATCTTTTTTTAAATCGGCTAGTATAACCAATTTTAACATAATCTAATTGTTTAACGATATAAATCATAACTTTACTTTTTAGCAAATATACGCAAAAGTAAAGTAATAGCTTTTAATTTGTAAAGTTACAGGTTTACTCATCCCATTGAGTAATTTTACTCAGTCGATTGAGTAATCGTTGCATTTTATACAACAGTTCGGTGGTTTGTCCGATTTAAGCGGACACTATCAAAACTTGCAGAGTTTACATTTTTTGATAATAGCGTAGTATTACTACCGACATTTAACAAGCCCAATTTAAACAATTAACAAATTTTGTTACAAGTCCATATAAATCAGTAACATATATGCCCTAATAATGTTACAACAATTAACCGAATTACCCATCACTTTGTTACATAATTAGATAAATTTGTAACACTAATTATGTCCCATATTTTGTAAATATTTGGGACGGATTTCGGACATTGTCCGAGTTACGCTACCGAATTTGTCCAGTTTTTAGTATAAAAAACTAGACATATATTTCCAATTTGCATGAATTTTACATTGGATTTCATGCAGTATGCCTAAATTAGAAATATAACGCTAAAAACACCTAATGCCTATAAAACGCATTTAGAAGCGTTTTAAGACACCCTACCCCTTTTTGGATAGATAGTACTACTCAAAGGCAGATATGCCCTAGAATCGCCTTATAATGCGAAATAGAGCTATTCTTCGTAAATATCCATCTCATTCGGTAGTTCTACCTCCTTATCGAACTCGTAAAGTGGAATATCTTGGATATTAGCAGCTTCTGTAGCTGGAACAACCATTCCGCTATCTTCAACCAAAAGGTTATCATATCCTTCGGATCTGTTCTCATCCCCATCTAACTGCTGAGCACCATTAGACAATTCTTCTACATGACTAGCTTTTAGGACATTAACAGTAATCTGCTTAACCACATCTCCTTCATGAGCAACCTCTTGCCTTTCGATATAGCCTCTACGCTTACCTTTGGTCTTTAAGAGGAACATTGTAGCCAAGGTATCACCCTTAGCAATCCTTTCCATCAACTTATGCTCACCGAAGTCAAGCATAATCTCTTCAGGCTCTATTTCAGCCAATCTTTGTCTAAACTCAGGATCTTTATCACACCAGGCCTTGTATTGACCTCTACCAACCCCTGCTGATTCACAAGCAATGGTGATATTGCCAAAATTCTCCTTGTAAGCTATGATAAAAGCTTCTTTGCTAATATCTCTGAATTCTGCATTCATATTAATCGTTTTTGGTTACCATTTTTTTGTTCTTTCTCCTTTTCTTGTTATGCAAAATATAAAAAACGAGAAAAATAAAATCATCATACCATCATAGTATGCTTTTACAAATATTTCCATATTATCGGTTTTTAGTTGGTGTTCGGATAGATGTGATATGTACTACCTTCTCTACCTTGATATGGTCAAAGCTAAGCACACTTTCGCACTTAGTACACTTGATGGTATGTTCCCTTATGGAACTATCCCAAACATAATCCTCTGTAGATACTCCGCATTTACATCTGTAAGTTCTCTTGGCTACTGTGTCTTTCATATTACTGGTTTTTTAGTTTGGCTTTCCTTAACTCATTCTTCTTCATGTTCCTAACATACTTTCTCATCGACTTGCTACTCATCATCCTTAACTCTTGCTTTGGTATATTATCGGTTAGGATATTCCCATTAGGCTTATTTAGTGCAGAATAACTCTTCAATGGCAATTCAACATTATTGGAACTCATTGTTCCTGTATCAACTCCTTGCTTGTAGCGTTTGTCTAGTTCTCTTTTCGGTATATTCATATTATAATAAATTATAATGGGTTATATGGAAAATAAAAAAAATCAAATATCAAAAAATGTTAAAACAATGGTTGATATCAGAATATTGGAGGGCACAAGGGATCTACGAAATTTTTCGTACGAAAAAATAGGCCATACGGTCTACGAGGATCTTCGTAGTAATATACTTTTATAAGTGCTTGATTATCAATACCCATTTTGTCTTATAATTACCATTATGTTAAATACGATAACATTCGTAGGCATTTTAGCCCTATCTAGGAGGCAAAAATATGTATTTTTACTTTATTGATTGTTTAGGCTCGTTTATGCACCAACTAAGAATTGGGTAGTAATACTTCTATTCAATTAATCTATAACTATATCCCTATATTAGTAATATTAATACTATTATAATTTACTACTTTACTAGTAATGTATATAATTATATGAGTTACTAGTATATTGTATTAACTTATATAATGTATAACAAACAAACCAATTTAACAAATTAACTTTATTTTAACATATACTTTTAACATTGTTTCACATTGTTTGATATTTATACCTATCTTTATTCAGTCAATATAAAACAATTGGCCCCTTTATCATGATCAAAGCATTCAAAATTTACAAACTTAATGTTACCGAAAATTGGGTAACTATTTTAATTCCAGTACATGAATTTAATGATAATGTACTACAGTTTAAAATTAATAAATTTCTTTATCTAGGTTACAAAGTAGAACTAATTTAATAACAATTCAATCCTTTATCATGTACCAATTTACAGAAACTTTATTGCCTATCTTATTTATTGGCTTAGTTACCTATTTTGTAGGTACTTTATTACGCCTATTAATCCACCTATTAATCAAAGAAAATGCAAATAATTAGTTTGTTTGAATTGATTGCCCTATTTATAGCCTCAATTCTAATTTATACCTTAATTAAAACAATTTATCAAACAATTAAAAATAAATAGCCATGTTAAACTTTACTAAAAAAACTTACTTGCTTTACTTTCAAGAAAGGCAGGAGGATATCGAGACTTTCTTTGCAATTAAACAGTGCTGCAGGCCCGAAAGGACTAAAATTTACAAAGAACTTGAAAGATTGCACCAACAAAATAAATTCTATTCATACGGTTACACTAGCCGAGAAGCTGAATTCATATTTTATAAAGGATACTTTTTTAATAACTACAAAAACAAACAAAATGCAAACAATTAATTCAAGGCCAGTTTATAGAATTGCTCAGGATATCCTTAACGACTGGACGGCTCCTTATTTTGGTGCAAGGCCTTACCTGGCTGCAATGCTTACAATTAATAACGAGCTTGAAAATTACGGCCAGGATACGGCAAAAAGTATTATTTTATACTTTCTTAGCAATGCTTCAAGCTATAGAGGATCAAAGGCAAAAGAACTAAAAAACGAATTGAAAACACTAATTAAATAAATAAATCACCTTAAATTCAAAAATCATGCAACTATTAAAATTTCAACAGGGAAACGCTAAACTAGGTAAAAATATTTTTACTTTTTCTTTGCCTGCAGGTCATGCCTGTCCTTTCGCAAATGATTGCCTAAGTAAGGCCGATAAATTAACTGGTAAGCTTACCGACGGCCCCAATACCCAATTTAGGTGCTTTGCCGCATCTGCAGAGGCCGTTTATCCTAATGTAAGACTAGCCAGGTGGCATAATTTCGACCTATTAAAAAAGCTTACTACTGTAGATGCTACTAATTTGATCCTACAAAGTTTACCTAAAAAAGCTAATATCGTTCGAATTCATGTAAGCGGAGACTTTTTTAACGAGTCTTATTTTTTAGCATGGCTGCAGGTGGCAAAGCTTAGGCCCAATGTCTTATTTTATGCTTATACAAAAAGTTTAATTTATTGGGTAAATTATATTAAGGACATTCCTAGCAATTTAGTACTTAATGCGTCGGAAGGTGGAAAGCTTGACGCTCAAATATCTGAACATGGCTTAAAATTCGCTAAGGTCGTTTATAGTCCTGAGGAAGCCGAAAAATTAGGCCTTTCAATTGATCATACCGACGAAGCAGCTTATAAGACAAAAGAAAGTTTCGCTTTATTGATCCATGGCCAGCAGCCGAAAGGATCGAAGGCCAGCCAGTCAATAAAGGACTTAAAGGCTCGAAATATTAAATTTTCTTATTCTAATTAAACTAAATTAGGGCCTCAATAGGGCCCTTTTTTATATCCTTTGTTGCTATAGGCTGCAGGATCGTATCCTGGCAAAGGAGCTCATTAATTTACCAATTTATGAATATCTACGCACTAAAAAACAAGATTAACAAAATTAAGGCCTTGAATGATCCTAAGCAAAGATACTGGCTTGAATTCCTGCAGGATCTTTATTTTAAGGAACTGCAGGCAATAGCAAACAAAGTAAGCCAGGAACTTAGCCAGGAGCAAAGAACTAACAAAGCTTATCAGGACTTTCTAGCTCGTTAAATTTAGGGCTTATTTTAGGCTTCTTTTTTTTAGTTGGTATCCTTATATCAACTTATAAAGATAGGCCAAATTTGAGGCTTAAAATAGGCTTAAAAGGGTATTTTTAAGCATTGCAACAGTATGCAAAGTAAAAAATATCAATGTTTAAACATTAATGTTATAACATTAGTTGTTTATGCAACTAATACATAATTTCTGCATATGGCCAAAAATCCAGCAAAAAACCCCAGCCAAAAACCCCCCAAAAATCCATGGCAAAAACCTGCTAAAAATCCCATGCGACAAAAATCTGCTCGGATCAGCCAAAAACTTTTGTGAAAACATTAACATAAAAATCTGAAATAATAACAAAAACTCCTTAATTTTACCAAACAAAACAAAAAACCCATCTATGAATTTCGAATTAATCACCGCCAAGTATGATTGCAGATGCAGTCTTACAGGCAAAAACTTCAGTCGTGGTGACCAGGTGTACTACAACTACGAAGCAAAAACCTTTTTAGATCCTGTGTATCACGAGAACATTATGAGTCAGCAAAAATCTCGTGGGGCACAAAGCTACTTTGAACGACACAAAAAACTTAACAAGATTTACCCTAACACTTAAAGCACTATCCCTACTAATTAAACAAATTATAATCGTTAGTGGGTTATCCCAATGGGAGTAGGGATATTTTTAACATCAAAAACTCAGCAAAGCTGACTAAAAACCTTAAACACATGGCAAAATTCGAGTTCGTAACAGAAACAAATGTAGTAACGCAATCAGTAATCTACTACACTAGAAAAGATGAGTTATTTATGGAAAATAGCTTAAGTCATAGCAAGGAGA